AACTAAATCAATATCGCCAACAACAGCCAAAGAATGACGAGCCGAAAGAATCTGATTTTGAAACAATCGAGGATTATTTTGTAGCTAAGGGTGAGTACAAAGCTCGAAAAGATTACGAAGAGCAAGCAAACCTACAGAAACAAGAGCAGCTGAACAAAATTCAACAAGAAAGACTTCAAAAAAAGTCAGCCGAGTTTGATGAAAAAGAAGCTGAACTACGCAAGACGACGCCAGACTATGACGACAAGGTTAAAGTGCTTAATCAATTTATTGATATTGCACCGAAACAGTCAGCAGAGTTTCAAGTATTTAGAGACGTTCTTATGAACGCGCCGAATATGCCTGAACTGGTTTATCACTTGGGCAGTAATCCTGGACTCGTTGAGAAGATGATGGAAATGTCGCCTGTGGACGTTGCTTGGACGTTGATTAGAGAAGCCGTAAAGCTCGAAAGCGCACCTAAACGTAAACAAACGCCAATCATGGCAACACCACCCAGCCCAGTTTCAGGTAATAAAAGCGGCGACAAGTCACTTGAAAACCTTAGCTACAAAGAACTGCAAGCTAGGTGGAAATAAACCACTTAGGAGAATAAAATGGCTAATACCTTTAATACCTTAAAGAACGCACCCGGTGTCATTGCTGAATTGGCAGCTGGTATGTTTGAAGATAAAGTACAATTTGCTAAGTCAATCGACAAAGCAGATAAATCTGATTTTGATGGCAAGAATGGCTATAACTCTGGCGATACTATCTATGTATCGAAACCAGCACGTTTTATCCCTTCTTCAACCGCTGACATCACTTCAACAATCCAAGACGTAACAGAGGAAAAAGTAGCTTTGACGCTCGACATTCGCCGCGTCATTCCTATCGCTCTGACTTCATCGGAAATCGCAACTGAAGCTTCGCTGAAAGCATGGACGAAACGTGTTCTTGATCCAGCGATCTCTTCAATGGCGCAATACGTTGAAAAAGAGATGCTGCAACGTGCTAACCAAGCAACATTCAATAGCGTTGGTACAGCTGGTTTGACCGTGTTTGATACTGATACCGTTCTTTCTGCTGGTCAAAAGATCGATGAAATGGCTTGCCCTGATATGGACAATCGTTTCTTGCTCTTGACCCCCGCTGCTAACCGTTCTGCTGTAAATGCTCGTAAAGGTCAATTCCAATCTGCGGATGACATTAAAGCGCAGTATAAAAATGGCTACATGGGTATGGCTGATGGTTTTACGTTCTTGCGTAATAACCTTGGCTATAGCCACAGCAACGGTGCTGACGTTACAGGTATCGCGGTTGAGGCTTCAGTAGTCGCAATCTCGAACGGTATGTCAACTCTGGGCGTTGATGGCGTAACTTCTGGCGCAACAATCAAAAAAGGTACTGTATTCACCATCTCTGGTGTTAATGCGGTTCACCCGATCACCAAAACTGATCTTGGTTACTTGCAACAGTTTGTTGTTACCGCAGACGTAACCGAAACATCTGGTAACAGCGTTACGCTGGCTATCAGCCCGTCGATTTTCTACACATCGACAGACCCACGCCAAAACGTAACCGCTGCTCCTGTTGATGAAACTGGCGCACTGGTATTTGTTGGCGCGGCTTCGACTGCTTACCAACAATCACTCGCTTACCACAAATCGGCATTCCGCATGGTATCTGTTCCTCTGGTTACTCCAGACGGTACTGATATGGCGGCACAGAAAACTTCGGAAGGTGGCTTCACTATCCGCGTTATCCGTGACTATGACGTTCTGACTGACAAGCTGATCATGCGCCTTGACTTCCTTGGTGGCATCGCAGCAGTCCGTCCAGAATGGGCTTGCCGCGTAACTGCGTAACGATAACGGGGAGGGGTTAAAACCTCTCCCCACTTTTTAAGGAGAATAATATGTCTACAGGTATTATTGCGGGTAACGTAGCGGGTGTGACAGTCGTTGATTTGTATTTGACCCCTGCAATCGTTGCTACCATTACCGCAGCAGAACAAACCTTCACGCTTTCGGGCGCAAAAGTTGGTGATTTTGTTGTTGTAAACCCACCATCACACGTTGCTGGCGTCACCATCGGCGGTTGCCGCGTAAGTGCTGCTAACACTCTGGCGATCCAATGGGTAAACCCAACGGCTGGCGGTGTAACGCCGCCTGCTGGCACGTACAAGGTAACCTTGTTCCGCCAAGAAGGCTCGGCTGGCGCACGTATGGTTATGACTTAATACACTCCCTCGCCCCTAAAAAGGCGGGGGAATTTTCTGGGGTTTAAAATGACTACATTACGCGATTTAATTACAGGGTCTTTGCGGTTGATTGAAGAGCTAGGGGCGGGTCAAACTGCGACTGCGGAAGATACGCAAGACGCCTTTACTGCGATTGTAGCGATGATCAATAGTTGGTCAATTCAAGGCGGTTTGGTTTATACGGAGAGCGTTGAGACGTTCCCATTGGTATCAGCGCAAGCAACATATACCATCGGTACAGGCGGAGACTTCAATACAGTACGCCCCACAGAGATTTATGCAGCGAATATTGACGATGGTTCATCCATCATGGGCTTGACGATTTATAGTCGCGACCAATACGCAAGTATCGTTGATAATACAGGCATCCAAGGCACGCCAGAGGTGCTTTATTATGATGCAAACTATCCTTTAGGTAATATCCGACTTTACCCGACACCAGCGCAGACTGATAACCTGATTTTGTATACCAAAAAGCCCATTACGTCATTTACGTCAATTGACGATGTTCTGGTATTGCCAGAGGGCTACGAAAGAGCTTTCCGCTTTAACCTAGCCATGGAAATCGCCCCTGAGTTTGGAAAACAAGCCAGCGCAACGGTACAATCAATTGCAATCGAGAGCAAAAACGCTGTTATCGCTCAAAACTCTAAACATAACCCGCCTAACATGCGTGTGGATGAAGCTTTGTTACAGTTCAACAACTCTTACAATATTTATAGTGGCAAATGAAATTACAGGGCTTTGTAGGTGCGACTTATCAAATGGACGCTTTGACATTCGACTGTCAGCGGTGCGTCAATCTTTACCCGTTAGCGTCTGAAAGCGGTACGTCAAAATCAGTATCGGCTTTGCGTTCAATTCCTGGCTATTCCTTGGGTTATACCCTTGGCGGTGGCGGAATTCGTGGGGCTAGAACGGTCGGCAACGGCAGGGCGTTTGTCGTGTCAGGGTATGACTTCTATGAGGTTCTAACCAACGGCGTAAGCGTTATTCGTGGCTCGTTGCTTACAGCTACTTCCCGTGTTTCTATCGCTGAAAACATCGATCAAGTTATGATTGTTGACGGTCAATACGGGTATGTTTTCAATATGACTACCTTGGTATTCGAACAGATTTTAGACGTTGACTTTCCCGTATGTGAAACGGTCACATATCAGGATGGATATTTTATCGTTCCGCAAAAAGACACTAATAACTTCTATATCTCTGCGATTAATGACGGTTTGACGTGGGGGACATTGGACTTTTCGCAGGCCGTGAGCAGTTCCGATCCATTGTTATCGGTGTTTTCCGATACTGGCAATTTATGGTTATTCGGTTCCCGTACAACGGAAGTTTTCACCAATACAGGCGCGGCGGCGTTTCCTTTTGAACGTATCCAAGGGGCGGTTATCCAAACAGGTTGCGCGGCCGCTCAAACTATCCAAGCATTCGACAACACAATTGCTTGGCTTGGCGTGGATGCACAAGGCCGTGGCGTAGTTTGGAAAGCCAATGGCTACCAAGCGCAACGTATGAGCACACAGGCCATTGAAGCGATTATCTCAAGCGCGGTGGACTTTACCGAAAGCTATGCTTATGTGTATCACGAGCAAGGCCATGTGTTCTATGTCCTGCAGATTAAGGGATTGGATACAACCCTAGTTTATGACGGTGCAACGGGAATGTGGCACGAGCGCACGTTTAACAATGCCAGCGGACAGGAACAGCATAGAGGGAATTGCCATTTCTTCTTTGACCAGTCAAACTTTATCGGCGACCGCACAAACGGCAACATTTACCGCCAAAGATTAGACATATTTAGCTTTAACGGTGATGAAATCCATAGAGAGCGCGTTTCTCCGCATATCTCCGATGAAAAGAAAAACATAGCGTTTTCATCGTTTGAATTAGACCTTGAAACAGGACGTGGATTGCAAACTGGGCAAGGCTCAGACCCACAAATCATGATGCAGTATTCCGATGATGGCGGCAGGACTTGGGGTAATGAACGCTGGGTATCAACTGGCAAGGCTGGCAAGTATCAAGCCCGTGTTCGTTGGGGGCGTTGCGGGT